TAGGACTATATACCCCCCCTTTATCAATAAATGTTTTAATATTCTTCTTTAAAAGATTTGATAAAGCTGTCATTTCTATTTGACCTCCATACTCACCTGATTGATTCATTCTTTCTAAATATCCATTAATATCATCTTGCGAATCAGACCAATCTAAATCTTCATTAATTTCTTGTAATATAGTTCTACCTGTTGTTCCTACTAAAAAATCTAAATTATTTCGTAACCATTTAATAGTTCTTTTTCTAAGAATCATTGCTTTTTTATAATAATCATCTTTTAGTAAAGGATATGAATAATATTTATTATTATATTTCTTTTTAACTTTTTGTATATGTAATGAATTTACTATGGAATTGAATAAACAATTTCCATCACCAGGTACTGAAAGGTGTTTAACTAAACTCTTATTCATTTATATTATTAGTTTTTTTTAATTTTGGATAAATATGAGCAAAAAATATATATAATAATATCCAATGAATAATATATATTTCTAATGATTTCTTACCACACCATTGTACGCATTTAACTATTTTTGTTGCTTTTAATTTTTTATAAATTTGTGGTGGATTTATTACTTTTTTGGAAGCATATTTAGCAATTAATAAACCAGCGCAAACATAAGATATCCATTGAATAATTGAGAAATGATCAACAGCTGAATAACGTGAATAAAAACCACTAATAAATGCTAACTTTTTCGGAACAAATAAAAACATATTTGGATCTTGTTTAATTAAAACTTTAAGAATTAATGCTATAAATATTATTCCTATCAAAATTTTTTGATTATCTACAAATAACATTAATAATAAACTCGCTATTGCCATAAAATGTAAGATTCCAAATTTTACGAATTTATCCCCAAATATATAATATGAAAATAATGTAATAAAGATCGCAAGTGACAATAATTTAAATATTCTCTTTAATTGTTTTTCATAAAATTCTTCCTTATTTTTACTATTTTCATATGATAAATAAATATTTATTCCTACACCTGTAATAAATATTATCTGAGCTATTTTTGCCATTAAATTTAATGTAGTTGTATCATAATTAAATTCTTTATAACCATATTGATTAGGGAAGTAAAATATATGAAAAATTAGCATAAATATAACCGCTACGCCCTTTAAAATGTCTATAGTTTCGTATCTCATGATATACTTTAAAAAATATAAAAATTTGAATAAATTTGATATAAAGTTTTAAATTATAATATACATATAATGGATTTTCAACTTCTTGATATTGGTGATGATGATCATAATTTTAAATATACAGTCACTCTTTATGGCAAGAATGAAAAAAGTGAAAATATTGTTTGTCATATAAAAAATTATAGACCTTCATTTTATGTCAGAGTCCCTAATGATAATATTACTGAATTTAAAAAACTATGCGAATCATCATTAAAACATGCCCTAACAAAAGAAATTACATCTAAAATCAAAGCACAAAATAAAAACATTAATGAAGATGATCTTAAAGAAGAAGTTGATGAACAAGTTGGTAAAAAAATGTTCTTTTATACAGATAAAAATTGCCCTTACTATTGTGGAATGACATATAGTGAAATTAAAAAGAAAAAATCATTCTATCATTTTTCTTTTAATGATGATGATGAATATTTCTACTTTTATAGACTAAGTTTTACAACATCATTTAGTATGATGAAATATGTTCATTCAATTAAGAACTACTATATTTGGTTACAAACTTTACTTGATGTCGAACCTGAAAATGAAATATTTAAAAATAAATTTCTTATGGATTGGTTACAGCTGAAAGAAAATAATTGTGATTGTGAATCTAATCTTTATGAATCTAAAACAAGCCCTATACTAAAATTTATCCACGATACAAATATTAAATCTTGTGGTTGGATACATATTGATAAAGGTAAATTTAAAGAACTTAAGGACCATGTATTTAATTGCCAACATGAATATTATGATATTGATTATAAAGATATACAAATTTTAGATAAAGATGATGTAGCAAATTTTAGAATATGTTCTTTTGATATTGAGTGTGATAGTTCACATAATGATTTCCCAAATCCTAGAAAAACTTTTAAGAAATTAGCTAGTGAAACATATGATTGTATTATTAAAAATAAAAATCTTGATAAAGAATTTATACTAATTATTATTGAAGTTATTCTAAATCAATCTTTTGGAGTTGGTGGAAAAAATGATTTAGCAGAAATTAATTATACAAATTATTCATCTGAAATTAAAACAATTGAAGATTTTGATAAAAAGATTAATTTTAATGAAATAAAAACGGCATTCGAAAAAACAAATATTTTTGATAATATTGATGATTTCTGTAATTCTAAAAATAGAAATAAATATATCAATGAAATATGTAAAATATACGATAAAAATATTAAATTTATAGATGAAAATGGTATTCTTCATAATGTGATTGTTGAAGGGGATCCTGTGATCCAAATTGGAAATGTCTTTTATGATTTTGCCACTAAAAAATATCAAAGAATTATTGTTGTTTATAAAGAAAATGTCCCCGAAGATCAAATATGTGATCCTTTGGATGAATTTGATATTAAAATTGTTCGCTGTAAATCAGAAAAAGAATTATTAATAAAATGGGCTGATATAATGTGTAAATATAGTCCTGATTATATTACTGGATATAATATCTTTGGTTTTGATTTTAATTTCATTTGTGAAAGAGTAGATATACTATTTCAATGTCCAACAGGACCAAATGGAAAATGTATGTGTAAAGAATATAAAAAATCAGTAGATCATTGTAAGCATTGTCCTAAATCTAAATTTTATCACATTGGAAGAATTCTAAAAAATGATAAAGATAAGTATAGAAATAAAGAATGTAAAAGTGTTGATAAAGAATTATCATCTTCAGGATTAGGGGATAATATTCTTAAATTTATCCATATGGATGGTAGAATTTTATTTGATATGCAAAAAGAAGTTCAAAAAGGTCATGCCCTTGAATCTTATAAACTAGATAATGTATCTTCACATTTTATGAAAGGTAAAGTAAAAATTCTAAAATGTTGGAATCGTGCTTTGGGTGGGAAAAAGGTATTTATTTGTGATCTTGAAACTAAAAATTTAGGATTCCTTAAAAAGGGTGATTATATCAATCTAAATATTTATACTAAATGGGGTAATTATAAATTCCAAGATAAAAAATTTGTAATTAATAGTATTATTCAAAAACAAAAAGTTATTAAAATTGTTTCTGACAAAAATTTATTAAAAGAAACTAAAAAAATTATTGATTGCGAATATATTGAATGGTCTTTGGCAAAAGATGATATTTCGCCACAAGATATATTTGATAGTCAAAAAAATAATGGTATCTTAACTCTAACAAATGGACTTAAAGTTACAGGTCCAGAAGGCAGAGCTCTTGTAGCTAAATATTGTATTATGGATTGTGAATTAGTAATTCATCTAGTATTACTACTTGATATCCTTACAAATAATCAAAGTATGGCTACAGTTTGCTCTGTTCCTCAATCATTTATATTCTTAAGAGGTCAAGGTATTAAAGTATTATCATTGGTTACAAAAGAATGTAATAAAGAAGAAAATAATATACTTATACCTACTCTGAAAGCTTTTGACCCAAATAATAAAGAAGGTTTTGAAGGAGCTATTGTTTTGGATCCTGTTGAGAGAAATACAACTGGTATGTATTTAGAAGATCCAATAGCTGTTGTTGATTATGCTTCATTATATCCTAGTAGTATTATTGAAAATAACTTTTCACATGATACATATATTTGTACTGAAAAAGAATATTTGGAAAATCCTGGAAAATACAATAATTTTAAAGAAATTAAAGATTTTAAATATTCCGAAGCAAAATATGGTGATTATGAATTTACTGAAAAATTTAAGAAAGGTGATGATGTTGTTATTAAAGAAATTGATGAAAAAAGAATTATTGCAAAAGTAGAAAAATCTAAAGATGAAGATGATGATACTAAATATTATTTAATGGAAGATGATGAAAAAAAATATATCGCTGAACAATTAACTAAGATTGAAGATAAAAAATGGGATAAAAATAAATTAGATACCGAAACTAAATGCTATTTTAAATCACAATTTAATAATTATAATCCAGATGAAGGTCCTAAATACGGTATTATTCCAAAGATTCTTAAAACCCTATTAGATCAAAGAACTGCTACTAAAAGAAAGATGAAAAAAGCAGAATCAGAAGATAAAAAGAAAGTATTGGATGGTTTTCAATTGTCTTATAAAATTACAGCTAATTCTGTTTATGGTGCTATGGGAGCTAAAACAAGTGCTATCTTCTTTAAGAAATTAGCTGCTTGTACAACAGCTATTGGTAGACAAAGGATTTATGATGCTGAAAATGGAACAATTAAATGGGCAAATTCTGATGAAAATGATTTGATTTGTAAAGATGAAAATATTGTTAAAAAAGAAGATAGAGCAAGGATCGTTTATGGTGATACAGATTCTGTATTTATTAAATTTTCTAGATTTAATAAAGAAGGTAAATTACTAACTGGACCAGATGCCATTAAACATTGTATAGAATGTGGAATAAAGGCGGGAGCATATGTAACGGAACATTATTTAAATTTAGCATTTAAGGGATTAAAATATCAGGGTGTTCCAATAGAAAAATCTAAATTTAAGGGACCTCAAGATTTAGAATATGAAAAAACTTTTGAGAATTTTATTCTTATTAGTAAAAAGAGATATATAGGTGATAAACATGAATTAGAATATTTGGAAGATCCTAAACGCACATCTATGGGTATTGTAATGAAAAGAAGAGATAATGCTCCAATAGTAAAATATGTATATGGTAATTTATTGGAAATACTGATGAGAGAAAAAGATTTAGATAAAGCAAAATCATGGTTAGATACTACATTAGATAATATAAATACAGGTAAGATGAGTAAAGAAAATATTGATATGTTTGTAATTACAAAATCATTGAGAGGTTATTATAAAAATCCACAAACAATTGCTCATAAAGTTTTAGCTGATAGAATAGCTGAAAGAGATCCAGGTAATAAACCAAAACCAAATGATAGAATACCATATGCTTATTTTGAATTAGAAGAAGATAGATTATATGATTTTAAAAATAAATATAAATGTGGTAAAAGAAAAGGTCAGCCAAAGAAGAAAAATATACTTCAGGGTGATAGAATAGAACATAGAGATTATATTTTAAAGACTAAATTAGCATTAGATTATAAGTTTTATATATCGAATCAGATAATGAAACCAGTGAAACAATTATTAGAAATTCAGTTGGATGAACCAACAATAAATGAAATATTTAATAAATATATCGCAGATTAAAATATTTATTAAATAATAATATGATTTCTTTAATGGGTGGATCAACTAAATCTTTTTTGCCTCAGGGTGACAAATTACAAACATTTTTAATTATGCTTTTAATCTTTTTAGTTAAAGTTTATTTAGTTCAGTTTTCCTATAACTATATTGCACCTAAATTAATTAAAGATTTTGGGAATAAGGACACTGATTTTACAAGATTAACATTTACACAGGCTATCTTCTTAGTAATTTTAGCGAATAATTTGTTTAGATAAATAACTGAAATTTTTTTAAGATTTTTCAAAAAATGAATTAAATTAATTAATTTGTTTAATTTCTGTAAAATTTTTTTCTAAATATATAATAAAAAATGGGAGGAGGATTGATGCAATTAGTAGCTTATGGCGCACAGGATATTTACCTTACAGGTAACCCGCAAATTACTTTCTTTAAGGTTGTCTACCGCAGACACACTAACTTCTCAATGGAAACCATTAAGCAAACTGTTAATGGTAGCCAAGGTGATGGTGGTAACGGAACTGTTACTATTTCCAGAAATGGTGATTTAGTAAACAAAGTTTATGTTTCATCTACTAGTGCTGGTATTACAGATGGATCAAAAATGGTTGCTTCTGCTGAACTTGAAATTGGTGGTCAAAGAATTGATAAGCACACCACCGAATGGAATAATGTATGGAATGAACTTACAACCCCCGAATCAAAGGCTATTGGTCTTAAGTCTTTACAATCATGTATTGGAACTTCTGTGAACGCCGCTGGGGTAGGCGCTCTAGGATCTGTTAAACAGGTTCAGGTTCCTCTCAACTTCTGGTTTTGCAGAAACCCTGGTCTTGCTCTTCCTTTAATTGCTCTTCAGTATCATGAAGTTAAGATTAAGTTTGTGTGGGGGGCACAAAGTGCTGGCGAAGTTGGAGCAAGTTTCTCCTGTGATGTTTTAGCTGATTACATCTACCTTGACACTGATGAAAGACGCAGATTCGCTCAAGTTTCACATGAATACTTAATTGAACAGCTCCAAATTCACGATGGTAAAACCACTTCTGCTGATATTTCAGAAAAGTTAAACTTTAACCACCCTGTTAAGGAATTAATATGGACCTGCGATCAACGCCTTGATTCAGTTATCCTTAAGTTAAATGGTCACGATAGATTTTCTTCTCAAGATGATGAATATTTCACTCTTAGACAACCATTTGATTACCACACTGCTGTCCCGAAACAGAATTTGCCTACTACCGCTCAGCTTACGACTTTAGACAGACAGACACAATTTGTTGCCCCACAAAACCATCCCGCCACACCATTAGGTGATGCCGCCGCCGGCGCACCTTCCTCTCTCTTTATATCTGCAACCGGTGCAGCTAGTGTAATTGGTTTCGCGGCGGCACCCACCCCGGGTGAGTTTGCGGTAGGTCAACAATTAGCAATTACGTGTACAGCCTCAGGTGCCACGCCAACTGTTAACGGAACAATTGGTCGTGTTTATTTTACTACAGTTACGACAGCCGGAACAGTGGCGGGCAATCAAGTAACATTAGGTTTAACAATCCCAACAACGGCCGATGCAGCACCCCTAACATTAGTTACAACAGCGGCGAGTGGTACATTTGTAGTTAATCTTGTAACTAACGGCAACTCCAAACAGGCCCGCACCTCCAAAGAAATCAACAGAATCGGTGTCTACTCATTCGCCCTCAAACCTGAAGAGCACCAGCCTTCTGGAACCTGTAACTTCTCTAGAATTGACAATGCTATCTTAAAGGCTACAGCATCTGGTACTCCCGGAACCTTCAAGATCTACGCCGTAAACTACAATGTCTTAAGAATCATGAGTGGTATGGGTGGTCTTGCTTACTCTAACTAATTCATTAATATGAATATTTAACTATTTGTTTTATCTTTATTTTTCATTCAATTAATTAATAAATCAATTAATTAAGTTAAAATTTTTTTCTAATTTTTTAAATAAAAATTAATTAATTAAGTTAATTTCTCCAAAATTTTTTTCTAAATATATAATAAAAAATGGGAGGAGGATTAATGCAATTAGTAGCTTATGGCGCACAGGATATTTACCTTACTGGTAACCCTCAAATTACTTTCTTTAAGGTTGTCTACCGCAGACACACTAACTTCTCGATGGAAGCCATCGAACAAACTCTTAACGGCACAGTTGGCTTCGGCAACCGTGTTTCTGCCACTATTTCAAGAAATGGTGATTTAGTCGGAAGAATGTATTATGAAGTTGCTATTGGTACGCAAACAGGAATTGCTGGTGGTGATGCCAGCAATGCTGGAGCGAACGTTGGTTCTGCTTTAATTAAAGAAGTTGAGTGTGAAGTTGGTGGCCAGCGTATTGACAAACATTATGGTCACTGGATGGAAGTATGGTCTGAACTTACTGAACCAAATACTTCTGGGTTATCAGGCACGGTCGCTGCTGCCGCCGCCCCGGCTGACGGAACTAAATTTCAAAATATGAGTTGCATGGGTGGTGTAGACAGCGTTGCTGATGTGGGCTCAATTAATAAGTTCTTTGTTCCACTTCAATTTTGGTTCTGTAGAAACCCCGGTCTTGCTCTGCCTTTAATTGCCCTTCAGTATCATGAAGTTAAGATTGTAACGGAATTTGAAGCCCTCGCCAATGTCTTTGATGACGCCACCGACGGTGATCTCGAAGCAAAACTCTACGCTGATTACATTTACCTTGATACTGATGAGCGCAGACGTTTTGCTCAGGTATCTCATGAATACCTTATTGAGCAGTTACAGTATGAAAGCAAAAGTGGATCTTCTCTTAGTAGCATGGAACTTAATTTTAATCACCCAGTTAAAGAATTAATCTGGACTGGTGGCACCACTACCCCTGCCACCGACGGCACCCACGGTCCTTCAACACCTGAATCTGT